GCCGGACAGAGATCGACCGGAACGAGCAGTACTACCGGGGCAAGCAACCGCTGAGGTTCGCCTCGGACGAGTTCAAGAAGTATCACGGGCAGCGCTACCAGGGGTTCGCCGATAACTGGGTACAGGTCGTGTCTGACGCGCCTGTAGAGAGGCTCACAGTCAATGGCGTTATGCCGTCCGGGCAGACCGAGGCTGACGCCGAGTTGTGGCGCGTGTGGCAGATGAACGGCCTAGACGCTGACTCGCAGCTTGGCTTCCTGGGAGCCGTGAACTCTGGCCGTTCCTTCGTGCTCGTGTGGGGCAACCCGGACGACCCCGAAACGCCAGAGGTCACCTTCGAGGATGCCTCGCAGTGCATCGTCACGTACGAGCCTGGTTCTCGCCGGAAGCGTAGGGCAGGGCTCAAGCGGTGGGAGGACGGCGGCGACGACTATGCCACGCTGTATCTCGCTGATGAGGTCTGGAAGTTCAAGCGTGCGCGTACCGGGCAGGCTCAGAAGTCGACCGGCATGCAAGACGTTGACGACGAGTTGAAGCGTTGGGAACTCCGCGAGACTGGCGACGAGCCTAACCCGCAGCCCAACCCGCTCGGCGTGGTCCCGCTGGTCGAGCTTCCCAATAGGCCAACCCTGGTGGGCGAGCCAATCTCGGATATCTCCGGCGTGATCGCTGTACAGGACGCTGTAAATCTCCTGTGGGCGCAGCTCTTCACCACGTCTGACTACGCTTCGTTCCCAACTCGCATTGTCCTGGGTGCTGAGCGTCCGGTGGTCCCAGTGCTCGACGCCTCGGGGCAGATCGTCGGCGAACGCCCGGTAGACATGGAAAAGTTCGCCGTTGACCGTGTGCAGTTCTTCACGGGTGACAACGTGCGCACGGAGGAATGGTCAGCGGCCAACCTTGGTGCCTATGCGGACATCATCGAAACGGCCGTTGGCCACATCGCCGCGCAGACCCGTACGCCGGCGCACTACCTAATCGGCAAGATGGCGAACCTATCCGGTGACGCGCTGATCGCTGCTGAGACCGGTTTGGTTAAGCGGGTCGAGGAAAAGCAACTGTGGTTTGGGCAGGCACTCCGCGAAGTGTTCGCCCTGATCGCGCTGGCGCAGGGTGACGAGAGCAAGGCTCTGGCGGTTGCTGGTGGCCGAGTGCTCTGGGCTGATGCTCAGTCCCGCTCTCAGTCGCAGCTAACTGACGCGCTGCTTAAGCTCAAGCAACTCGGGTTTCCGTTTGAGTTCCTCGCGCTGCAATACGGGCTTACGCCGACCGAGGTTGCCGACCTACTCGCCATGAAGGACAAGGAACTTCAGGCAGACCCGATGGGCGCCTTCACGCAGCTTATGGCGCAGGACCCATCACAGGGAGACAACACGGATGGTCAACAGTCTGGTAGCCCGAACCCATCAGGAGGCCCGGGCCCAACTGGCTAGCGCTACAGCGCGGGCAGTTCTCGGCGAGTGGGCCAAGGTGAACCCTGACGCCGTTGCGCGTGACTGGGGGAGTCTCCTTCCCAAGGTTACGGCCATGGTTCAGGCCGGGCAGTTGCATGCCGCTGAGGGAACACAAACCTTCATGCGTGAGCTGCTCGGCCCATCGGCCCTGGTGCGTGCGCTCGCTATTGATCCGGCGCAGTTCGCTCGGGCCACCCCGGACGGCCGTGACCTTATGGGTCTGCTGGCCCGGTCCATTCCCACAGTGCTGCGGTTTGTGGCGCAGGGCGAGAATCCGCGCTCTTCACTGCTGCGGGGGGCGGCGTTCCTCAATCTGGTTGTGCGTACCGTCATCGCGGATACGGGCAGGCAAGCGGACCAGGCCGCAATGGTCTCTAACCGCAATGTGACTGGCTACGTGCGCGTGGTCCAGATGCCTGCCTGCTCTCGCTGCATTGTGCTCGCTGGCCGTGAGTACCACGTGTCGAGTGGGTTCCTGCGCCATCCTCGCTGCGATTGCACGATGGAGCCTGTTACCAGGGAGCATCAGCCCACCCCGCTTAGCCCTAAGGCTACTTTCGACGGCATGTCCGCTGCCCAGCGACGCAAGGTTTTTGGGGAAGCGGGGGCCAAGGCGATCGGCGATGGCTCGGACATTGCCAACGTGGTGAACGCGCGCAAGTCCGTTGACAGGGTCGAAATGTTCGGGCGGAAGGTGCAAGTCACCTACACGAACACGGGGACCCGTCGCAGGAAGAATCCTCCGAGGCTGATGCCCGAGGAGATTTACCGGTTGGCCGATGGTGACCGCGAGCACGCTATCCGACTGCTCGACAAAAACGGCTACCTCCTCTGACCACCTACGAACTTTCGTATGCGCGCAACGCGCCTGATTCCGCAATGGAGTTTGCAGTGCCTGAAGAGACCACCATTGATGAGACTGTCACCGACGAGACCACCACTGAAGAGACTGGCACTGAGGGTGCGCAGGGTGGCGATGGTGACCCTAATCCGGATGGCGCCGATCAGCTAGGCGATGCTGGTAAGAAGGCACTGGACTCTATGAAGTCCAAGTGGCGCGACGAGCGTACGAAGCGGCAGGAGCTTGAGCAGCGACTAGCCGCACTGGAGAGCGCCCCTAAGGGCGACGAGACTCCTGACGCCGATCAGATTAAGGCGCAGGCTGCGCGGGAGGCCAACGCAAAGGCCAATACGCGCATTGTTCGCTCCGAGATTAAGGCAGCTGCCGTCGGCAAGCTAGCTGATCCCGCTGACGCTTTCGCGTTCATCGACCCTTCGAACTTCGAGGTGGACGACAACGGCGAAGTTGACGAGGACGAAATCAAGGATGCGATCGAAGAGCTACTCACCAGGAAGCCGCATCTAGCCGCAACGGCACGGCCACGCTTCCAGGGAACCGGCGACGGTGGCGCAGCGCGCAAGGCGACTGGCCCAACTCAGGTCACACGCGAGGAGCTTGACCGAATGACCCCCGAGCAGATCGTTACGGCGAAGCGCGAGGGTCGGCTCAAGAACCTTCTGTCTGGCAACTAGCCAGGCTTGCCCGCTGGGCACACCAACCAACACACCATAAGGACTCTGGCACATGGCCGTTACTTCGTTCATTCCAGCTATCTGGAACGCGTCCCTACTTACCGACTTCCGACAGCAGGCTGTAGCCGCATCGCTCACCAACCGTGAGTACGAAGGCAACGCTACTGCGGGCAACACCGTGAAGATCAACACGGCGACCGCGATCAGCATCACGGACTACAAGGCTGCGTCGCGCGTCACTGCTGCGTCCGCTGTCACGTCCGCCTCGCAGGATCTGCTGATCGACCAGGAGAAGTCTTTTGACTTCTACGTGGACGACATCGACCGGGCGCAGGTTGCGGGTTCCATGGACGCCTACACCCGTTCCGCTGGTGAGGGTCTCGCCGAGGACGCTGACAAGTTCATCCTGTCGACGGCCGTCACTGGTGCTGGCACCGCGCTGACCGCCTCCACTCTGGCCGATGGCAACGCTGCATTCGACCTGATCCGCTCGGTCCGTAAGACCATGCAGAAGAATAAGGTTCCGGGTGGTAACCGGGTCCTGGTCGTCAACGCTGAGTTTGAGGCGCTGCTACTGAGCGCTGCGTCCAAGCTGACCAACGTGGACGTGTCCGGCGACACGCAGGGTCTGCGCGAGGCTTCGCTCGGTCGTCTGCTGGGCTTCGACATCTACACCAGCGAGAACCTGCCGGTGGTCGCTAAGCCGCAGGTGCTGGGCTTCTACCGTCCAGCCGTCGCGTACGTGTCGCAGATCGAGAAGACGGAGGCGATGCGCGCCACGGACAAGTTCGCTGACCGACTGCGCGGTCTGCATGTCTACGGCGCCAAGGTTGTTCGGCCGACCGCCGTTGTCTCCTGGACTTCGATCTAGTCGCTAGCTGTGGTGGGTCGTCTGGTGCTTCGGCGCTGGGCGGCCTCCCGGCCCAACTGAACATTGGAGGTTGACCATTGGCGCTCGTCATTGGTCCCAACGGGATTCCTAACGAGATTCCGGATGACGTGGCCGCTTGTCTCGTCGGTGACGGACAGCGTGGGTACGCGTATGCGCCCGAGCCTGCGAAGCGGCCAGTTCGCCGCACTACCAAGACTTCCGAGTAAGTGAGGTGGCCAGATGGCCCTAGCACCACTGGCCACGATCGCTGACCTTGAGACACGGGGGGTTACTGTCGACCCTTCCGAGGTGGACGCAGTGAACGTGCACTTTGGCGTGGCTTCCACGCTGGTGCGCGATGCCGCTGGGTCACCTATCAGCGCTGTGACTAGCACGGTGACGCTGGAAGGTAGGGGTTCCCGCCTACAGCTACCGGGCGGCCCCGCTACGGCTGTCTCTGACGTTTCCGTGGACGGGTTGGCAGTCACGGACTACAAGCTTCTTTCCGGCGCTCTCGTGCGCTCCTGTGGCTTCCCTGCCGGCAGTGAGGTCACGGTGACCTACACGCACGGGTTCGCCACGGTGCCCGCTGACATTGTCGACCTGGTGTGCCGCTTGGTGGGCCAGGAGCTAACGGCCATGCGTAGCGGTGAGGTCACCTCGCGCGGGATCACGTCTGAGCGCATCGGTGACTACTCGGTGACCTACTCGGACGCTGAGACCGGAACCATGTGCCTGTCTGAGTACCAGCGGAACAGGCTGGCCGCTCGCTTCGGTAACGGTGGATCCACGACGGTGCGGTCTCTGTGAACCGACACCACCACAACAACTAAGGAAACTGGCACATGGCAATACTTACCGTTCAGGTTGTCCCGACTAGTGGCGCTGCGCCGACTTTCGCGAGCGCGTCTGCGGGTGGCGATCAGGCCCCTATCGACAAGACGTATTTCCTCGTCGTCCGCAACGGCGGAGCGTCGCCGATCACTGTCACTGTGGTTACGCCCGGCACTGTCAAGGGCCTAGACATCGCCGATGCCGCGCTGTCCGTCCCCGCTGGCGGTAGTGGTTTCATTCCGCTGGACGCCATCTATCGTGACCCGGTTACCGGCCGCGCGGGCATCACCTACAGCGCCGTTACCTCGGTCACGGTTGGCGTTATTCAGGCTGGCTGATGGGACTTAACCGCCTCCTGAATTCCTCGGTTACCATCTGGCGCGTTTCGACTGCGCCGGATGGGGCTGGGGGAGAGGTCACCTCGCTGTCCCAGGTGGGGGAGTCGCGCGCGATGATCAGTCAGCCGTCAGCGTCTGAGCGCATGCTCGCTGATCAGGGTCAGTCACTGCACACACACAATGTCCACCTGCCACCAACTGCCAGCGTGCGCAGGGGGGATGAGCTCCGCCATGGGACCCAATCGTTCCGTGTGCTCGCTGTGTTCACGCCGTCCCGGCCCATCTATCTGCGCGCTGATGTGGAGTTGATCCAACATGGGTAGACACCCTCGCGCGGCTGGTCGCCGTTCCGGCGTGACAGTGTCCGTCAGTGGTAGCGAGGCGCTGCTTAAGCAACTGAAGTTTGTGACCAGCCGCATGCACCAGGCGGTGCGCAAGGCTGTTGAGGAATCCTCACAGGCTGTCGTGGCCGGCACGAAGCGGCGCGTTCACGTCGACACGGGGAACCTAAAGCAGTCCGTCGACTACACGATGCACGACGGTCCGGACATTAAGTCTGAGATTGGCTGGAAGGATCGCGACGACCGGTACGCCCTGTGGCAGGAATTCGGCACGCAGGCCATGCCCGCTCGTCCGGCCCTAGGCCCAGCGTTCGCCGCTGAGAAGCGCAAGATCGTGCGCCGGATCGGTGACGCTATCAATGAGGTGATCGGCTGATGCTGCCTCTGTTCGCTGTGCAGTCGGCCGTGTACGCGAAGCTGAATGCTGACCCGCAGCTTGCTGGCAAGGTGTTTGACTTTGTGCCGGACGGTACTGCGTTCCCGTACGTCCGAGTTGGCGAAGCCTACGACACCGTGGATAACGCCCTTGCCTCGCGCGGCTGGTCGTCGCTGATCACGGTTCATGTCTGGTCGCAGGCCCACGGGTTCGCCGAAGGTTTGGCGCTGGCTAAGCGAGTGACTGAGCTGCTCGACCTACAGCCACTGACTCTCTCTGGCTTTCATCACGTGGCTACTCGCTACGTATCAGCGCAAACCATGGTCGACCCCGAGCCGCCTGGGGACGTCCGACACATAGCAATCAGCCTTACCGTCATCACGGAGGAATGAGCCCATGTCTGGAATCAACGCGTTCGGAACCCTACTCAAGCGTGGTAACGGGGCCGGGCCCGAGGTTTTCACCACGATCGCTGACGTCACCTCGCTGACTCCACCCGGCATCAGCCGAGAGACGCTCGACGTCACCTCTCACAGCAGCGTGAGCGGGTGGCAGGAATTCGTGGGTGGCCTCAAGGACCCGGGTGAGTGTTCCGCTGATGTCAACTACCAGCCCACCAACCACGACACGCTGGTCGCGGACTTTGAGGACACGACTCCTCGCAACTACCAGATCGTCTTTCCAGACGGCACCACGTGGAAGTTCGGCGCGATCCTCACTGGCTTCGAGCCTGACGCCCCGTACGACGACAAGCTAGCTGCAACCCTGACTTGGAAGGTCACGGGTAAGCCCACCATCACTCCCGGAGCCTGACACCCATGACCCTTCTTAACCGTGACGCGATCCTCATGTCCGAGGACAAGGCACACGAAGATGTGACCGTTCCCGAGTGGGGCGGCACGGTCCGTGTCGCTGGCATGACTGGCGCCGACCGCAACTCTTACCAGGCTTCCATGGTTGTCCTCGGTCCGAACGGTTCTGTTCAGCGGCTGAACATGAACGACCAGCTAGCCAAGCTTCTGTCGCGCTGCCTGGTGGACGAGAACGGCGACCGGCTGTTCAGCGACAAGGACATTAAGGCTCTGTCGGCGAAGTCTGGCGCTGTGCTTGACCGCCTCGGCGATGTGGCTATGCGGCTCTCTGGTCTGCGCAAGGAAGATGTGGAGGCGGAAGCGGGAAAATCCGCGAAGACGCTGAGCGTCGATTCTACTTCCGACTAGCGGGGCACCTTGGGTATACGGTCCCGGAGCTACTCGCGCGCGTGACGTCCCGTGAAATCACGGAATGGATGGCGTACGAGAGAGTGACGGGACCGTTGGGTCCCGAGCGTATGGATTCTCTGGTGGCCATGCTGACGGCTACCGTCGCGAACACTGCCCGTGGCAAGGGTACTAGGGCCGCAACTCCCAAGGACTTTATGCCTAAGTGGGACCGTGGCGCGCGGCAGGACTGGCGGGAAATGCTTTCCGCTGTCAAGGCGTACAACCGTCAGATTGGAGGCACGGAGAAATGACCCTCGACGACCTGTTGGTTTCAATTGGGGTCGACACATCGGAGATGGAAAGCGGCACTGAAGAGGGTGTCCAGCGGGCGAATAGCAAGCTTGGTGACCTCGGTAAGGGTGCCGCTGGGCTTGCTGCCGGCCTCGGCGTGGGCAAGCTTTTCTCTGAGGGGCTAGACGCTGGCGTTCAGCTTGCGCAGGTGAACACCAATCTACAAAGCCAGTTTGGCTTGACCGAGGCTGAGGCAGCAAAGGCCGGTAAGGCTGCGGGCGAGGTTTACTCGGGTGGGTTCGGTGAGTCCATCGACGAAGTGGGCGATGCCGTCGGCGCTGTTACGCAGGCACTCGGCGGCATGGGCAAGATGTCCCAGGAGCAAGCCGCGCAGATGACCGAAGACGCAATGACCCTGGCACAAACGCTGGGTGTCGACGTGGCCGATGCTGCCACTACGGCTGGCCAGATGATTCACAACGGGCTTGCCAAGGACGGCACGGAGGCTTTCGACCTGTTGACACAGGCTGCAAAGGTGCTGCCGGAGTCAATGCGGGGCGATCTACCGGACGTGCTGAACGAGTACGGGCAGCAGTTCAAGCGGCTCGGTATCAACGGCAAAGACGCGCTCGGCATGATGTCTCAATACGTCAAGGCCGGTGGTAAGGACATTGACCAGGCTGCGGACATCATCCATGAGTTCGGCCGAATCACTACCGAGAACACGGACCAAGCCAAGAAAGCGT